GATCGCAGGGTTGGTGGTTCCGTCCAAATAGAACTTTCCACCAGCGGCTGTGACCGCGTAAGACTTTGAACCCAACGCTTGACCAGCGACTGTGTTTACACTAGCAATATTCGTTGCTGTGGTTATGACGTCAGCGATGTTGTTGATGACAGGCAGCGCAGTATCGCGAGCACTCTCGGCTGCGATCTTAGCTGCTTCAGCGGCATTCTTATACGCTAAGGCGTCTGCTACATATTGAGCAAAGTCCGTGAAGGTGATGGTAGACCAGCCTGTGTCTGCGCCAACGTACTGACCGACTCTGACCTGAAACATTCCGGCATTTGCGGGGTCTTCTCTAAACTGGAATAAGTTGGACTGAAATACGCCAGATGAATCAAATAGATCATCCAGCATATCATCGAGAGTACGAGTGCCTTTTTCAGCGGCTTCCAAATAGTCATCTAAAATATGCTCCCCGGTCTTGGAGGACTGGAACCTTAGCTGTTCACCTATAGGTCTTGTTTCAGCCATTGGCCTTCTCCTCGCTAATTACTTTGGCAATCATGGCCTTGGTTATCGCGTACTTCTCTTTATCGAAGTAACGGGTGAGCTTGCCCTCCATGGAGTCCATGCGTTTCTCAAAGGCCACAACGCGAGACACTAGCGCAACAGTGGTTTCTTCGATCTCTTCTTTCCATGATTCATCTTCATGATTTCTGCTAACAAATGCCTTATCTATAAGACGCTTAGCTTTCAGCTCTACTGCTGCGATGCTGCTGTCTGTAGAGTCGGAGCTTTTTTGTACCGTCAATAATTCTTTTCTTAACTCCGATACTTGCTTGCCTGTCTCTAAAATCAATTCTTTGAGTTGCTTTATTGAGGACAGCATCTCGCTTTCGACAGCACCAACATAAGCGGCGACAGAGGGATCGACATTCTTTTGTAATACCTTCTTGGTCATTAGCGATTCCCCGCCTCAGACATCGGTACAAGGTTTCCCTTTTGAACTTCTTTTTCGATGTCTTCTTGTGGTTGAACACTCGCCCCACGCATCTTCTCCATCATAGCTAATTGTTGAGAAGGACTTGGCCCTTCTTGTTGAAGCTGCTTCTGGTCGACGCGGAACCTGTCCATGTCAGTAATCCCCATGGCGCGGATAGCCTCTTCAGCTATTTGACCCGCATTGTATTCCATGTTGAGGCCCGTTTTGTTCATGATCTGAAGCATGTTCATCCATGTCTCAGCATTGCGTGTGGGTTCGAGAGGCAAAGTTCCGTCTATTACAAGGAAATCAATTTCACCCTGCAAGTCCTTGGAAACATTGTAATCGAGATAGCCATCTTCAATCATGCCGGATAATTGGTTGGGCGTGTTGTTCTTATCCATCTTGATCGACCCTTCCATCGACAAGCTGTCTTGGATATTGGCCACCATCATCCTGACCATAGGCCGAATAGTGGTTGCCGACATAATGCGTGAGAGTACGCCGAGCCTCTGCGATCCGAGTTGGGTTAAACGCTGTATTTCCGTTGCTGTGCGGATTCCGTCTGAGGTCGGCATACCTTGTTGTGCGTCTGACGCTGCGCTAACGCGCTGCTTCAGCTCTGACATCTGCGCTATATCGGTGAGATGTCCGCGCGTTACGTCTGGAACCTGCGCAATAAAGACGCCATCTCCGGGTTTACTGCCCGGAAGTGTGCGAACTATGCCCCATGGGTTGCGATCTATTAGGTCAGGTATCGAAACCTGCGTCGGATCAGCGAATATCAGGTTGTTTAGCGCAGCACCGATGTTGTCTATGCGCGATCTCATCAAGAACGTAGCAATATCGTGCATCGGAAGGATGAGATCGTACAGCGATTGGCCGTAAGTCTTATGGCTATCTTGGTAAAGACCACCAAAAACAACAGGAAACTGCTGGCCATAGGGGTTCAACTGGAACCTAATGACAACACTCTCGTCCATTATGGTGAGGACAAGGAATATTTCGTCAATCGAAGGTATGCCAATCTCGTGGCCAGACAGACGAACCCAAGATTCATCCACTACCCTAGCGTCACCAAGCGTGAAATACGCGTGATCCGCATTCTTCTGGTTTGGCTGGGCAGGGTCGATTGATAATCCTCGGCCTTCCTCTTTGTGCCAGTGGTGCGCGTTCCACGAACTGCGAGTGCCGGAAACCTTGTTCCGTAAAGCTGGGAACATTTTTAGTTTAGGGTACAGGCCACTATTTAACAGTGCGTTGTAAGACATGTAGTCTGCAAACACGATGAACTGCATGTTCTCCCAATCACCCCAATTTACGCGTGGGTCTGGGAAACATCTGCGGGGATCGAAGTTTACGATCTTGTTCTGGTTAGACTTGGCGTCCCAAACTACTTTGGTTGGGGCAAAGCCATAACGAATGCTGTCCAGTATCATCTGGGCAAGTCTTGCCTCACCTGCGGTTCTGCGCATTTGCTGGTGCAGCACTCTCTCTAAAATGAGCGATGCGTTACGCGATTTGCGGTTAAGACCCTCAAGCTGGAACATGGGGTTACGTCCGCCCATTGCAGCCATGAGGTAGGTGAGAACTGTGTCAGCAATGGCCCTCGTATCAGCCATAACAGCCTTCTCGCGGAACTCTGTTGCGTCAGCAGGGACGTAAACATCGTGTGCGCGGTCAGCTTCTTTCCAATGATCGTAACGCTTACGAATCTTGGAATGAGACATATCGGCCATGGACTTTACATAGTCCACAATACGACGCTCCTGTTCTTCAGAAAGGAGGTGGGATATGTCTTCGTAGTTAACTAACTTTTCCGCATGCTCAGAAAGGTCAACAATCACTCCCTCATTCGGGCCTGATTCATAACTTGCTGACCTGTAACTTGTTTGTGGGGCCATTTTTGCTACCGTCCATTTCTATATGCCAAAGATAACCGAGATGTGTGCGATGGTCGTCCTTACAGACCCCACCCATTCCATTTTGCAGCTAACCCTTTGACACTTCTCTGAAGAGATTTGCCGAAGTCTTGGCTATTGTTATTAAGAGACTGTGAGGTGTCAGTGTGTAGTGACCACGCCTCTGGGGATATTGATGTCCGAGACAAAACATCTATGGCCATAACCATAGCGTCGACTTGGTCGTCATGGTTTCCGTTAGGAAAACTTATTGCTTCATCTATAAAGGCGTCTAGCCATTGGGATTCTTCTGGTAGGAATACCCTACCCCCCTCTATGATAGGGAGAACGGCATTAGCCCTAGCAACTTTATCATTAACTACCTTGTAGGGAATGACGGAAATGCCAGACTCGCGCTTGAGTTCCTGTATGAGTGATTGGCCAGAGGCTTTGTCCTCTATGTATATGGCTCTAAGACCTTTGCCCCGCCACTCATTGTTCAATCTTATCATCCGCTGCTTGAGTTCGGGGAAGTCCCACTTGCCTCTAATGATGTCGACTATGTACATGTCGCCAGTTGTGTCGATACCCGCAACAACCATCACGCTATAGTCAGCCGTTTCGGTTTTCTTAAACGCTGTGTCGGCAGTAATGACTAGGCTGGTAAACTTTTGCGGTCTTAGGTCTGCTGGATATGATCGCCACCACTCAGTTTTGATTAGGTTGCCGCCCTCGATGTAAGGTTGCTGTTGGTATAGCGATGCAAACTCACGGGGGTTTAGGCGTTCCCTGCGCTTCAGGTCTTCAATAGGAAACCGTTCGGGCCACAATGGTTCCTCAATCTCACCGTCCGTCACATTACGCTTAGCCGGGGATAGTGATCTGTACTCTTCTGTAGTTACATAGCGAGGGTCATCCTCTGCAAGCATACGTCTGCTGATCTTTTTCTTTCCGGGCGTGGTCTTGATGGCAGGGAAATTGATGTGCTTCCAACGCCCCTCTTTCCAATCTTCTGTGTCCATTATTCTCCCGGCAAGGTCGTCTGGATGCCAGCGGGTTAGGATGACTATTTGTTTTGGAGGTGCGCCCCCTCCCTCTGGCTGTAAACGAGTGGCGAGTGCAGAAGTGTAATAGTTCCACGTCTTATTGCGCTGGGTCATAGACTCAGCGTCTTCACGTGACTTGATTGGGTCATCCACCAGTAGAAGGTTTGCTGGTCGACCAGACGTCGTACCTCCGACGCCTACCGCAAAGTAAGCTCCTCCGACTTCGGTGCGCCATACGTCTGCCGCCCTGCTCTCTTTGGACAAGCTGAAGTCTGGGAAGGCTTGGTTTATCGAATTGTTTTCTACGACTGAGCGTACTTGCCGCCCAAAATCCGTAGCCAGTTGAGCATTGTACGAACAAGACATGATATACCTCTGAGGGTTTCGGGCCATGAAGTACGAAGGGAACAGGACTGTGCCAAAAGTGGATTTGGCATGGCGTGGCGGCATCGTGATGAGGACATTGTTAACACCAAGTGTGTCTTTCTCCAGTTTATCTAGTGTGTCGATCAGCTCTAGCTGAAAATTTGCAAGCTCCCACTCAGGGTAAATCAGCTTAACAAAGGACTCGAAGCTGTCCTGAGCATCTCGCAGCTTGAGAAGATACTTGGCAACCTGTGCTTGAGATAATGTCTTACTCATTTGCGCTTCAGCAAACGGCTTATATGTATCTCCTGAGCCTTTTCTTTATCCTTGATACTATCGGCCATGACTAGCATCAAGTGGTCTTTGATGGCCTCTGCCGCCCTCTCACGGGGTATGTCGGATAGGTTTAGTTGGCTCATTGCATGGCCGAATTGACCTAGCGTTAAGTTGGATTCAAGCGCGTCCTTCTGGATGTTCTTAATCTTCATGCTCAATAACTCCTATGCTCTCTACTTCGATCTCGGATACACCCTGCGCAATCGCCTCTAACTCATCACGAGACAGGTCGGTTAGGGTTTTGGCTGTGTGTTCGTGCTGGTTGAAGCTGTGGTTAAGGTCAGGAACGACTTTATTGAGTAGCATTCCAAAGACCCTAGCCTGTGTAGGGTTCCATTCCTTTGTCCCCATGACCACTAAATGCGCGTCCGTTAGCTGGTCTCGCATGTATGTTGCGATTTCTGCCCGTATTCTTCCGCTTTCTGCGGGGGTAAGTTTCTCTCGTGTAGCTAATGCCGTCATCTCACTGGCCTTCTTTAAGTGTGGGGCTGTCTTTCTGCATTCCATTGAGCAGAACTTGCGGCGATCCTTGTGATACGCCTTGGTCGAGAACTCTTTTTTGCAGGTCTCACATGTTATTACGACTGTAGCCATTAGCGTTAGACGTTTTCCAAATTTGCTGCGGTTGGTCGTGGGGGTGGGGAGGTGACACATCGCGCGGGACTCCCATCGGCGGGGTCGGGGTACGCCCCCCCCTCGCACTCGCGGCCTTGTGTGACACACTCGCGACACATGTGAGGCTAAGCCCTTGATTTTGTTGCATTACAACTCCCTTCGTAGGGGTGTTTTGTGTGTATATGCTGGCGCACGTTTCAAGAACGATCCCCGCAAGCGCACGAACGATGGTCTAAAAGACCCCACCACCAATCATTTCAACAGCTTACAAAAACCCATCGGCGGTGTCGTCCTGTGTGTACGCGTGTGTGACGTGTGTGTGCAGGGAAGGAACTTTTAGGTGGACAGCTCGGCACTTCCGTCGATCTGCAAAATCTTGGAGAAACGCATATGACACTCGCAACAAACAAATTCGCAGGTTGTACCCTCACGCAAGTAGCCAACGGCTACCTCGTCGCCAAAACTCGCAAGGAAGCTCTTGCGTACCTAGCGGCTAAAGCGTCGGTAACGAAGCGCAAGCGTTGGATCAACGCAGCCAAGGCCGCTGCCGCAGGTGATGATCTTCGCATGGCCGCTTACGCCGCCGAAGGCCGTGAGGCCACCAACGCAGCTTGGGCCGCAGTCCCTCGCGAGCCGAAGGCTGACGTCACACCCATCAAGCCGAAGGCTCGCACAAAGAAGCCAACCAAAGAGCAGCGGTTGATCGCAGAGGTCGAGCTGGAAGTCGGACGCGCAGATCGTCTTGCTCGCGAAGCCAAGGCCAAGGCTAACCCGTCCGCAATGGACGCACTGACCGAGCAGGTTCTCGCACTCGACGAAGCCGCATTCGCCGCGTTCACTCGTGGGTTGGCCAACGCCAAGCGCAAGTAAAACCTACACACCCACCCAAACCTCACAGGCTCGCGCCTGTGGGGTTTTTTTGTGTCTAATCGAAGGAGCACACACATGCACACACAACGACAACAACGTCGCAAGCTAAGCGCGAAGGCAATCGAGATCGTAGGCGAGATCGTGGTCTGCGCAATCGTCGGGTTCATGTTCGCATGGCTTGGCATCAACTGGTTCATGGGCTGTGGGGAAGCGTTCCCCACGGCTGATGGGTCGTACATCATGGGCGAGTGTTTACCTCTCGCTCCGTGGAGGTGGTGATGGAAAATCAGGATCACGAAACCCTTCTGCGCCCTCAGATCATTAAGTGGATCGAGGACGATATTCTCAACGGGGACATCGACCCAGAAACGTGGATCGAAGACCTGTACCGCTACCTCGGTGGCGTCTTAGAGAGCGACGAGGAGGACGATGATGAATAGCGTCGAGTACGAGGTCATGGTCTCGCACACAACGGTGTGGAAGCGGAGCATCAAAGCGCGAAGCCAAGAACACGCCGAAGAACTCGCTCGCAAGGAGTGGGGCTTGGGTGAGTTCGAAACGCCAGACGTGGAGTGGAGTGAAGTCAAATCCGTCTCAGGTCAATTCGAAATTGTCTGACCTCTCGCACACACACACGCACACATGTGCGCAATTCTAAAGGAACTTTTAGTAGGAAGCAGATCGGTTCAATTCGGTCTGCTTCTCGTCGTTTCTTTTCCCAAACATCACAGGAGCATTTATGCAAACTTCAACTCAACTCGACCTTTCGCAGTTCACTGGTTCAATGGACTTCGCCAAGTTTGGCTTAACGTCAAGCATCATGTCAGAAGGTGTCACGCACGTCGTCACCGAAATGGAAGCGTTCTGGCTCGTTCGGGACATCGACTTGTACGTTCGTGAACTTCGCAAGGAGGGCAAGGACACTAGCTTCGTCGTAGCCATTCTCAGACCGAATGGCGAAGGGGCTGACCTCATACTTGAGGACGGCAACGACAACATTCTCAAGACCATCAACGTGCCATTCACAGACTTCGATTTTGACCGTGTGGACGGATTTAACCCACATGTGGAAGCATTTCGGTTGTGGGTAGCACCAAACGAGTTCGGTGAGTTCACGCTCTATTTGCCCTCCGAACACTAAACCTTGCGCTAAAGGTGTCTAGTGTGTATCGTTAGTTATACATTGGACACCAAACCTTCCCCCAAACCAATGGAGATTACTATGATTCCAACGCAAACAAAGCTGCGTTCATGTCTAGCTATCGACGACTTCTCGAAAAGGAGAGCGGTTATTCGCCAGCTTTTCACCGCGACAGTCAGCGATGATTTGGCACGACGCCTAAGTTTTGCAGTCAAAGACGCAATGCTCGAATCGCTACCGCCAAGCGTAGCCAAGCGACCAACCATATCGGTTATTCGCGACAACCTGACGATCACAACGATGGCACTGCTCATTGAGAGCGAGGCGATGGCAGCGGCAACTTACACACTCGGTGGCTTACTACCAATCCCTGATCGCACGATGGAGTGCATCACGGACATTAGCAAATGTTCAACTGGCAGAGGCGGCAAGCATCGCTTCGCAGAGTTCAACGGAGCCGAGGAACTACTCGCAAGGCACCTAAAAGCAACAACTCACCTAGCATCAACAACCACGGAGACTTTACCTATGAGCTTAACAGCCGCACTAAACGCTTACGACTTCGCTCGTCTTAACGGACACCTTGACGAAATTAACGTCTGGGGCCAGCTCGCAGAGGCTACTGACGGGGCCACATCAGATGGCGTCAAGTCACTCGTCGGCATTCGTGAAGAGAAGGATGCACCCAAGACGGTTGACGACATCAAAATGACCGCAATGACGGCGGACGAGTGCAAACTTTTTGAGCGTATTTGCGGTGCTCTTGAGGTGATCGAGCTAGACGTGGAGCCAGTCAAGGCTGTCGTGCTCAATCCACCTGCTGACAGTGCGCTGATCGACCTCGCATTATCACAAGCAGGTCTACCACCCATCAACGACATGATAACCACGATCAACACGTTGACCGAAGACTTGGAGAAGGCCGAGTCCACACCTGCTATTGGGATTACTGCCGCGTCTGAGGATACCAAGCACGACGGCACTATCCCAAGCGGTAGGTTGTCGACGCAAGAAGCATGGCGAGCGTTCGGCCTCAAGCGTGGCAAGGAGCAGTTCAGCTTCAAGGTTCCAACGTGGGAGTGGGACGGTGCTCACCCTCATGTGCCAGAAGTTGACGAGGATTACGTGTTCCGTCCCTTCGAGTTGTTGCGTGTACTCTATGCGGTAATGACCAATCAGCGGTGTTATCTTCACGGCCACACAGGGACAGGTAAGACGACGTTGATCGAGCAAGTTGCCGCACGTCTTAACTGGCCTTTCATGCGTGTTAACTTCGACAGTGAAATCACTCGCATGGATTTGATTGGTCGTGACGTTCTGACCAACGAGGGTGGCGTTACATCGAGCAAGTTTGTTGATGGTATCTTGCCTCAGATGATGTCTGGCCCGTATATCGGATGCCTTGACGAGATCGACTTCGTTCGTCCCGATATTGCTTACGTCTTACAACGTGCCGCAGAGGGCAACGGTCTCATGCTCACCGAGGATGGTGGTCGTATGGTCAAGCCTCACAAACTGTTCCGCATGTTCGCTACTGGCAACACAGTCGGACAGGGTGACGAGTACGGCATGTACCAAGGTGCAAGGCCACAGAGCATGGCGTTCCTTGATCGCTTCACCGTGTGGGTCAAGGTCGACTACCTCAAGCCAGCGGACAGAAAGAAGCTAATCAAGTCACGTCTGCCCAAGTTGGCTGATGTCCATGCAGAAAAGCTCAACAACTACATCACCGAGCACTTAACCGCGTTCACTCAGTCCAAGGTCATGCAGCCCATATCACCACGTGGTTTCCTGTCTTTGGGTCAAGCAATGACGGCTTACATGAGCTTCATTCCAGACGAGAAGAAAGCGGTCGAGGAGGCCATTGCTACCACGATACTTGATCGTGCCTCAGTCAATGACCGTGCAGTGCTTAAAGCAATTTCACAACGAGTATGGGGGTAATCACATGAGAACGGATACATTCGTTAACGAAGTAACCAAATCATCCGCAGTGTTTGGTCGCAAGGAGGACATCAAGGTGGTGTTCTCAGGCAACCAAGCCAAGACCAATGGTAGTAAAATCACGCTACCTGCCATCGACAAGAACAGCACCATGACTGAGGAGCAACGCATGATCTTGCGTGGTTACACAGACCACGAGGCAGGTCACGTGAAGCACACAGACCACGAGGCAGTCGGACGTCTTGGCAAGGAGTGTTACGAGGCAGGTAATAAGACGCTCAAGTCTATCTGGAATTGTCTCGAAGACGTATGGATGGAACGCCGTGTGATCGAAGATTATCCCGGTGCTCAAGTCAATCTTGTGGCCACGTCTGACTCAGTGAATCAGCAATTTCTACAGCACATGATCGACAACCCTGACTACGCCAACAAGCACATGAATGTTGCGCCAGTAGCAATCACCCTTGAGGGACGTAAGGACTACGGCGGCACAACGTGTCAGCCCTGCCTTGACCTCATACCCGAAGACCTCAAGCGACAGATTACCAAGTGGGTAGCTGCGCTCGATCATTGCCACAGTACGAGTGACGTTATCGCCCTCGCTCGTGTGGTCGAACAATCAATCATAGACGAGGATTATAAAGATGAGCCAGAAGACGGAGAAGATGGTGAAGATACAGGTGATGGAGAAGACAAGCCCTCAGACGGAGAAGATCACACTGACGATCCAGCAGAAGGGAGCCACGACACTGGAGCTGATGAAGATAGCTCAGACGGTGATGAGGACGATGGACGTTCAAGCGTTCCCGATACTGATGTCAGTGCTACCGATAGAGAGACCAGTGGCGACGACGACCTCGAACCGTATGACCCCGAAATGTCCGAAGCTATCACTCGTATGATGGATGAAGGCGAACTCACCACGTCTGAGGATGGGTTCACCTATGTGACATACGACGAGAAGGACGAGTGGCATCACCGCACCCTCAAGACTAAGCACCAACACTTCCTCACAGAGTGTGATCCATCGGACTACGACAAGGTCGTCAAGTCCATGGCAGGTGAGATCAATTCCATGCGCTCCAAGTTGATGCGTTCACTACTCGCTCAACAGAAACGTGATTGGGATTATGGCCGTGAGGATGGGCGTCTGGATACACGCCGCTTTGTTCAAGCATACGGTGGTCGTTCCAACGTGTTCAAGATGCGGTCAGACAAGGCCGAGGTTGACACTGCCGTGTCCATACTCGTTGATCTTAGCGGTAGCATGGGAGGTCGCAACAAGATTGGTCTCGCTCAGCAGTGTGTTGTTGCTCTTGCCGAGTCCATCGATAGCGCAGGTATCAAGTACGAGATACTAGGGTTCACCAATAACTTCGGTGGTTGCAGTGACAGTTCAGTTGATTACGACAGATCAGCACCCCAGCACATGTTTATCTTCAAGCAGTTCGACGAGAGATTGTTCGAGGCCAAGGGTGCTATTGCAGGTATCAGGGACATGGCCTTGTGGGATAACGCAGACGGTGACGCTATCGTCAGCACCCAACAACGTCTTGCCGCTCGTCCAGAGTCACGCCATGTGATGCTTGTCTTGTCTGACGGTTCACCTGCGGCTTCAGGGCATCACGAGAACATCCATCTGTACACTCGCAAAGCTGTTGATGAAGCGGCCAAAGCNGGGACTGACATCATCGGTATCGGNATCATTGATCGTTCAGTCCAGCGTTTCTATCCCAAGTACACCGTCGTGAAAGACCTGTCAGACTTGGCAGGGTCAGCCCTCGATCAGCTATCCAGAGCATTGCTAGGTGAAAGGTTCACCGTCGATAACCGCAAGCTGTTGGATGTGGTGTGAAGCGCGTCAAGGTGAGGACGGAATGGTATTTCCTACACCCTCGAAGAGACATGCGCTTCTGGGTTTCAGTCGCATTGCGAGTGAAGACCAGAGGCATACGTCACAAAGATTACACGTCGATCAGATCAATCTGCGTGGAAGTAGATCACCAAGTAAAACAACTAATGACAGGAGAAAGCACATGAAGACACCAACGAACCGCCAAATCAAAAGGTTCATGCAAGCTCGTGGAATACCACAATTTGTGTGGGGGCAGATGTTTGCAGAAGGCAAGCTAACACCCGCAGAATTTCTGCAAATGGTTCAAGCATTTCACGACCCCGCGAACAAAGAGCACCGCGAGGAACTGGAATACGAGATGGCAACTAACAGACACTAAGGAGAAAACACATGAATATATTTTTCGTAGACCATGACCCCAAGGTTGCGGCCAGATCATTAGGTGACAAGCACGTTGGTAAGATGCTCGTTGAGTCAGCGCAGATGTTGTTCACTGCGGTGCGTAGCCATGGGTTTGATGGTGGCGGATACAAGTCT